ATGACAACAAAAGTACAATTCTCATGCCGTTAATTGCGGGATTCGGCATGTTAATTCACACTAAATCCCGCAGAACCTTATTTCAGGTATGCCTGCCTCTTGGGAAAGGAAGCGGTACATACTCCGGGACGTACATTCGGCGAAGGAATCGCAAAACTGCACGAAGAAATGGAAATCCTTGTCGGAGAAGAACTGAATGTCAATATAGAAGAGCAAAACGGACGGTTGCTGTTCAGGCTCTGGAAAACCCATCGTTGGGGTGTACTGACATTGTATTATTTCCCGGTGAAATTCGTGGAAGATCTCGGTCCGGAACTGAGACGCATCTCCATCACGTTTATCCATCAACTGATGAAGGCAAACGGAATACAGACCGTGCTGGACGAGGACGATACGGACTATGTGCTGACATGGATCTCGGAAGGAATTCCGGACGAGACAGCAGAGGAAAGAAGAAACCATCTGAAACTTCTGCACTCCTACGAGAACGGCAGAATACAAGCACTGCTCCGTAGGGTGGAAGACAGGTGTTACTACAAGAACCTTCCGAAAGCACTTGACCGGTATGAACCCCAAAATGACTATGAGCGGTCGCTGGTCTCCGCCATGAAGGAGGGGTTGGACTTCCTGTCACCGGAGCATGGCATCATGGAATACAGTTACGACCCTTTCTTTGAAGAGGAGCCTGAATGCCTGCCGATGTATCTCCACCAGCAGATTCGTGTAGTCTATGACAGCAACGATATGGTGACAGACTACCTGGTGGATTACTACAATTCATACAGCAGGGAGACCTATGACATCATACCTGCAACGACACTCGCCCTGTCACCGGAAACGGAAAAGTTATTCTGCATGGATGACTATCCGGAGCGATTTCTACAATGGGCGGACAAATTCATCAACATAATCATTTGAACATCATGATAGAGACAAACGAACTTACAAGGACTTTGAAGACCTTGCTTATCCCCAAGGCGGCACTGATTGCTTACGCCTCGGAGAATGAGAAGAATTTCTTTTTGGAGGTACGGGATATAGACGACCGGGGAAATATGACGGAAGGAAGGCCGGTGACCCTGGAATTCATGAACGAACTGGTGAAGGGGTATTCGGAAAGGCACAGTAGCACGCCCTACGGAAAAATACCGTCCAACCTGATGTATTGCGATTCACGAAAAGGAAGCGAACGGTATGTATGGTACAATCCTCCGGGTAAAAGGATGATGTTCTTCATTCCGGGGCTTGAAATCGAGAATGCGGAATACAACCTGCCGGGAGTGATTTACAAGGCGGGGGAACACGGGATGAATATATATGCCTACAAGGGCGATACACCCGACGAGGATACGCCACTATATGCCGCACCGTTCTTCAACGTGACCGGATCCAGCGTATGCCTGGGTTCTGCCAATTTAGAGAAACCGAAAGATATGAGCTACGAAAAGCTGCTGCAATACTGGGAAAAGAAATTCTGGCTGACGGAGTTCTCCCACTTGGGAGGCAACGGAAACCCGACTCGATCAAACCTTGTATTGGTGACGAAAGCAGCCAGGAACAGACCTTTCGACCTCGAAGAGTTAAAACCATTGAACAATCTGAAACTTAAAGACATCCTGAAATGAAAAGAGTACACTATATTGACAACTATCTGGTAAATCCGCAGCATCCGGTAACGGTAAATCTGATTGGTGCGGGAGGAACAGGCTCACAGGTACTAACCTGTCTGGCCCGGCTTGATGCGGCATTGAGAGGACTCGGACATCCGGGACTGTTCGTGACCCTGTATGACCCCGACATCGTGACGGAAGCCAACATCGGCCGTCAACTGTTCGGGCCGTCTGATCTGGGACAGAACAAGGCGCAATGCCTTGTCACCCGGATAAATAATTTCTTCGGCAACGACTGGAAGGCGCAGCCGGACATCTATCCGACCGTATTGAAGGATGCCCGACGGGATAATCTGGCCAATATCACAATCACTTGTACGGACAACATCAAATCCCGGATAGACCTGTGGAACCTGTTGAAGGCTTTGCCACAACCGACATACTGCACTTACGAAACCCCTTTGTATTGGATGGATTTCGGAAACACGCAGACCACGGGACAGGTCGTTATGGGTACGGTGCCGAAAAAAATAAAACAGCCGGCATCCAAACTGTATGAAACTGTCAGTTCCCTGAAAGTAATCACACGTTTCGTGCGGTACTCTCGGGTAAAGGAAGAAGACTCCGGTCCGAGCTGCTCGCTGACGGAAGCATTGGACAGGCAGGACCTGTTCATCAACTCCACGCTGGCACAACTCGGCTGCAATATCCTGTGGAAGATGTTCCGCAACGGGATGATCGAGCATCACGGGCTGTACCTGAATCTGGAAACGATGAAAGTGAATCCGATAAATATATGAATAAATAGTCAACCGCATTTATTTCTATTTTTCTGATTCAGAAACGGCAGGTCTTACGATACACTCCTTGGTCGCCCGTTCCTCCATCCGACGTATTCTCAAATCCAAATCGGGGTGAGTGGAAAATAGCTGGCTCAACTTACTACCCTTTTGCACACCTGCTTCTTCCTGCATCTGTTTCAATTTCTGAAACGAAAGAGCCATGGCCCAAGGGTTTTTGCCGGCTTTCTTCAGAAAGTCATAGCCGTAATCATCTGCTTCGCATTCCTGTTTCTGAGAATAGTTAGCGTGGATCAAAGCTTCACCCAAGTCGGCCCAGTTGAGATTCGCTCAAAGCGGAAGCCTTCTCCCCTTTCGATGCAATCCCGTCCCTTAGGGCCGAGGTGAGAAGGGCTGTCTGAAACCCGTCTTTCGAATCCCTATGCGCCACATGGCCAATTTCATGACCGATGACCCCCAGTAATTCTTCGTCCGTCATGATGTCCATTAGAGAGGAGAACACGCGCACACTGCCATCTGCACAAGCAAACGCATTGACATCACCCACATGGTAAACCTTGAAGTTTAGAGGTATGCCGTCCGCTTCGTCCAATCCCTGGGACAGCTCTTTCAGACGGATAGTGTAGGGGTTATCGTCTGGACAAACCTGATTGTGCTTATCCATCCAATCAATGTATTCTTTTACATATTCCGCCATCTGCTTGTCTGTCAGCGTGACAGCCTTTACCGCTTTTAAACCTCCGCTTACCGCTTTCTTCAGATTGAATTGAGCTAAGGCAGGCTTTGTCCCAGCCAAGCAAACCAGTAACAAAACTATTTTCCAAATGTTCTTCATCTTTTTTACGCTTTTGATTTTAGTAGAATGAAACCAACCAGAAAACAGAACAGTCCGAACAATCCAACAACTCCGCAAAGAATACATTCCTGCGATGGCAAAATGACCTTATGGGTATGCGACGGATGATACCACAAGGAAAGGATGCTCCCTTCCGACAGAAAGGGGTTGTAGAGTTCTGTCCGTACGCTTTGGGTATATCCGTTTACCTTGTACTCCAACCATGCCGTATATTTGTAGATATTTTTCCGGGGGCGATACACTCTTTCCGAATTGATACAAACAATGGTTCCCGATATATGTATCATTTCCTGCGATGCAGCATGCAGAACATACACACGACCCGCAACCGCAAGTAAGGCAAGGCTACCAATAACCAGAGTCAAATAAGTCGTAATCTTCGATTTTATGTGTGCTGCCATTTTAAACAAACTGAGAATGTGGATGTATGAAAACGGTCATATCCTGTCGTCCTGTTCTCATTCAGTATTTATATATCACGCCTTGTTTTTGATAATCATGACCTCGATGATGGAAATGGCTATATCTTCGGGGATTGACAATGATGCCGCCATCTGGTTGATGATGTCTTTCTCTTCCTCCTCCAAAACACCATCTGCCAAAGCTATATCCACCGCACAGGCAAAGACTGTCAATTTGAAATCTTCGCTCAAGTTGTCTGTTGAAGCTTTCACCAAGGCACCAGAACCATATTTCTTCAAAATCCTGAATAGTTTGTCAAACAGCTTGTCAAACGCAGGATTGGAAAAATTGTCATAAAGTCATAAGCGGCGGATGTAATTTACGATTCCAGCCCACTCTGATTCCGCAATACTTCCGTCTGCACCGGCCATCGCCAAGGCAATGCCGGCAAAGGCTTCTTGTTGAGTCAACTGTGTCTCTTCTGGAGCTGCTTTGAAAATCTTGTCAAAAAGTCCCATATTCAATCATAAAGGCCTTCGGTTCTCATCGGCCTGGTAAATTAAAAATAAGGTCGTAGAACTGTATGCCAGCATATCCAAACTTTGGCCATTATAGCAGGCATAACTCCCTTTCAACCGTTTGATAGACTTATCGCATTCAGTATTCTATTCAGCAAAAAGCCTAATCATTTTCATGCACAAATATAATCAACAGGAGCAAATGACTCAAACATTCGGCTGTAAATTTCCTGCAAGATGTCTTACAACATCTATTTTGGGTGTCTTTGAAAGTGAGCTACCCAGACCTAAAGGCGTGAGCTTCGGAGACTAGTGTCTCTCCTCTTTTACTGATTCTTCCTGCCACGGCTTTTTAGGACACGTGACCAGCCTTACAGTGCTTGAAGTCTACGTTTGCCGCATCCCATCAGAGAGTAGTTTAGCGCTATCCTCGCTATGGATAAGAATAATTCAGAAAGAGAAGGGGTGGTATATATCAATCGGATTTGAAATACTTACTTATCTTCTGGTACAGCTACCTGCACCAATACCACATGAAATTTGAGCACATGGCACAGATTATTATAGTTATAATCAACCAAGGTTTGTTGAACAAGCCATGGAGCCAAGAACAATCCTATTAATGTCATACAAAGGGCTATCAATGTAAACATGAGAAATCCCCAATACCAAATTTGACTATCGGAAATCCATTGTCCTTTCTTCTCTTTCTTCTCTTTCTTCGCTTCTTTCAGTGTATCTATAGATTTTTTGATGTCTTTATGGCATCGCCAACAGTATCCTGTACCTTGTTCTTTTACTTTCTTTTTTGTTCCATCATCCAAGATAGGATAAACTTTAATGCTTAAAGCATTCACCGATTCAGCCATTTTCTTTAGTTCTTGAAGGTTCATTCCAAGTTACTCATTTGCTTATTGACTTAATTGCTGATAACCTGAACCTGCCTTGACAATTCTATGATTTCACAAAGTTTCTGTTCTTCCCAACCTTTTGAGGTGGATCCAGGAGCCTCATTTGTTCTTTGTGTTGTCATTTCCGATTCATGACTATACTTGTTCTTCATACGCTCTCATCCGCTCTAATAAAACTTCTTTCAAATTGTCATTTTTGTCTAGGTTGAGCTTGCTTCTTATGCTTGAGCGCTGACTTGTAATGTTGCCGCTACTTCTATGCAGTATTTCACATATCTGACTGACTGTCTTATCCTGCACAATCAGTCGGCAGATGCTTAACTCAGATGGGGATAGTTCTGGAAATATGGTCCGGAGCACCTCAATGTGGCTCTTTTCTTCTTTCATGTGTGAAGTAATGGCTGCATAGAGGTTCTTTTTTGTCTTTTCCCCCAATATGCTTAGCAGCGAACAGTTCTTTTCTTCCGTATTGTCATTGTTTGCGAGCTCGGCAAATGCAAACAGCTCTTTTCTGCTCATCTGAAGCGATTTTAAGAGGGAGGCCTCTTCTGCCTTCAGGATATTGTATTCCTTCTGAAGGGAATTGATGTTTTTATTTAACAGCCGTCCCAGTATTGCTACCATACTATATATAATGATTATCAAAGGGAGAAAAGAGGTCAAAAAAGGTCCATGCGTGACAACAACACAGGCTATATATGAAGCAACAGCTAATATGGATAACTGGATGGATACTTTATACATATATGCGCAGATAGCAATCATGATATATAATATTGACATTACCATATTACCCATAATGAGTAATCGTTGAAAAGAGTAATCATTATAAATAGAACAATAGATTATTTCTATACATGTTTCTATATGTATAACGATTAAGATGGAAGAAAACGCTGTATTGATATTGATTTTCTTTGTGGAGTAAAGTGTAGTAAACACCACCAATGCCGCAAACTGAATCGCATTCATATAATAGTACAGTGTTTCCGGGAATGGTATACTGAAGGTGTAAGCTGGAATACAGAGAAATACAATGCCTAAGAAAAGAAGGAATACGTTCTTTTGCTGATGTTCCATCATAGTACCTTCTTCTATCGAATTATCAATAAGCAGTCGATATACGGTTCCTACTGTCATAATTAATCGATTTTCAGTTGTTAATGTATATGTTTATTTTTATTAGGTGCAAATATAATTAGTTTTTTATTGAAAACCAAATATTTATCTATAATATGTAATCATTATAAGTATTCGAGGTTTAATCGGATAATTAGGGTAAGTATGCAACATAAAGTATATAAAGCGCCATAAGTATCATGAAATTGATAAGATAAGCATTACAATTATATACTACTATTATTATAAGTATAGATAAGTAGACATGGCCAGTAAATCAAGTATTATGCCATAAAACTTTAAGTGTAAACAAGTATAAAATAATTGTTTAGCTCTTTGTTGGGGAGAAAAATCGGAGTTAATTTTGCACTCGAAATAGATAACGAATGTATAATATATTAGTATGAACAGAATTTTGACAACCTTATTATGTGGCTTGATTGTTGCACTCTATTCTATATATGGTGCGAACATGTTACATGCGCAGGTCCAGAAAGATTCTGTCCGAATTTTCTTTTATCAAGGGAGAGCTGATCTTGATATGAAATTAAGAAGCAACAAATTGGAGTTGGAGCGTCTGTTGGAATTGTGTTCGTCAATTGAGGATACTACTTTGTATTATAATAATATATCTATCAAAGGGTGGACTTCTCCGGAAGGGGGCATATCAATAAATAGCAGTCTTTCGAAAAAACGAGCAGATGCGATTATTGAATTTCTTTCAACCAATGTGCAGAAAAAAATAAGCACAATTGACGTGCATTTTAAAGGAAGTGACTGGAATCGACTTCTGGATTTGGTTAGAAGGGATAAAGGCATTCCATTTCAAGCAGAAGCAATTAACATTGTGGAACAGTTGATGATTTTGGATGAAGCGGAGAAGTATAAATACTTTGATGAAATTAGAACTCTACATAGTGGTAGGATCTATGCTTATCTATATCAAAAAGTTTTTCCTGAACTACGTTCCACTATTATTCAGTTTGCAAAAGAAAGAAAACCTTGTGCATCCGTTTTCATGCCCGATACGGTTTATATCCATGTTACGGATACAGTCTATATACCAGTCAAAGAAATAGAATGCGATACCATTTACGTTCCGGTAATTGGTAATAAGAAACCGTTCTACATGGCTATAAAAACCAATTTGACATACGATGCATTGTTGATTCCGAATATCGGAATTGAATTCTATCTTGGTAAAAAATGGTCAGCCAGTTTGAATTGGATGTATGCTTGGTGGAAAAGTGATCGTAAGCATAACTATTGGCGTACCTATGGCGGTGATTTTGAGATAAGACGTTGGCTGGGCAAAAAGTCTGACATAAAACCTCTAAGCGGACATCATTTAGGTGTATACGCTCAGATGTTAACTTATGATTTCGAATTGGGTGGCCGTGGTTATCTGGGTGATAAATGGACCTATGGATGTGGTGTAAGTTATGGTTACTCTCTTCCACTGACCTCACGCCTAAATATGGATTTCACATTGGGTCTAGGCTATTTAGGTGGCATTTACAAAGAATATCTTCCTATTGATGATCACTATGTATGGCAGAAAACTCGCAGGATGAATTGGTTCGGTCCGACAAAAGCAGAAATATCTCTAGTTTGGTTGATTGGAAGAGGCAACAAAAATGCACAGAAAGGAGGTATAAGATGAGAATGGGTATCATTTCGATATTGTTTTGCTCTTGTCTCTTGTCTCTTGTCTCTTGTGAGCATAAAGACTTGTGTTATAGTCATCCACATGACCAAGAGGTAAGAATCCTTTTTGATTGGAGCAATATTCGCGAGGAGAATATTCCGAAAGTGGTTGCTGTCGTCTTTCGTAATGAAGAAACAAATACTGTCGTAGAATTTGCCTTGCCACCGGAAGGTGGTATAGTAATGATTCCTAATGGAGCGTATGAGTTTACAGCCTATAATGTGGGTCAATATGGAAACATCTTTAAGGAGACAGATGCAGGCAAAATAGTAACGACTCCTGTTTCTCGCAAATTGAAAGGAATATATTATGAGGCTCCTGATTTTTTGTGCTTGGAGAACCTAAGGGTTGCGCTTACAGATTCCGAAACGTCCAGGTTGATAACGGCAAAACCCATCAGACGAACAGCAAGGGTGGACTATAGGATAAATGGCATTGAAAGGTTGGAAAAAGCAGATGCTATCTATGCTGTACTGTCGGGATGTTCAGCCGAATTGGAACTCTATACCGGATGTTGTGTGGAAAGGCATGAAGATGGAATACAGCATAATATAGTATTTGAAGTAGATAAATGGAAGCAGCAAGGATGGTTCTATATGTTTGGAGGCGGATTCACCCCTGAAAATAGAAGAACGAGCGAACATGTCCACATTCTGTCTATATACGCAGTGTATAAGGATAATAAATACAAAAAGTTAGATATTGATGTGACACAACAGATACATTGCGAGAATCCGATAGGTTTACCCATGGAGGATTTTAGTATTGTAGTTGATTTAAATTTGGCACATCCCGATGGTGGTGATGACACCGATGACACTGAAGGTTTTTTCGATCCGGAAGTTGAAGGTTGGGAAGACATTGAAATAGATATTCCATTGTAGAATAATAATTTTTTAATTAAACAATAAGAAACGCAAAATTATGAAAAAAAAGAGCTTTTACATTCTTGCATTGGCTGCATTGGCAGTAAGTTGTACTAACGATGAGTTGACGACCAACGAAACTAACGCCGTTGTAGGTTTTCACGCACTGACATCGGGAGTAACCACCAGAGCTGTCAACGAAACCAATAGTGTTAACCTTAAAGACAGTCCGTTTGATGTCTATGCTTTCACAGAGACTGATGGCAAACTGTTCATAGGAAAAAGCCTGAGCGAATCCGATTACGAATTAAGCCAGGGTGTTGAAATCCGACACAATGGTTCTGCGTGGGATTATGCTAACCCGGCAGACAAGGCATACTGGCCTACGGACAAAAAACTGAATTTCTTTGCATTCCATCCACAACCAGACCCTAGCGGAGGATATAGCGTGGAGGTCTTTTCTGCCTCAAAACAAGTGGTGCGTTATTCTGTACCTACCAATGCTAAATTTCAGAAAGACTTGATGTACGCCATTTCACGAGGGGTGGACAAAAATACGAACGCAGGAAAGGTTAAGATATTATTCAAACATGCACTCTCACAGGCATGCTTCAAAGCAAAAACAGAAATGGAATCCATGAGAGTTGATGTTGAAGATATCCAGATCCACAACATTGCTGTTGATGGTGACTTGACATTACCACAGACTGGTACAGATATTTCCATGAAAGATTGGGATACTCAAGAAAAGAAACACATCGCGTTTGAACCGAAGAACCTTGAAACTCCGATTATGGAAATTGGAACAGAAGCCAAAGAATTAACTGGCAAGATGTATTTGCCGCAGGAACTTACAAAGTGGACTCCGGAAACTAAGACGATTGATCAGGCAAATCAAGAAAAGCAAAGTTATCTTTCAGTTTTGTGTAAAATTAAGCAAAATGGGGTTTATCTGTGGGGTAGTGAAGATAAGGCTTGGAGACTATTCGTTCCTTTTGGTGTAAAATGGGAACCGGGTAAGAGATATGTATATACGCTGATCTTCGGTGGTGGATATAAAGATGACGGTACCCAGGTTCTTGATCAGATTAAATGGGAAGTTGAAGAGATGCCTTGGCAAGACGCTCCATACGATGTGAATGCAGACATAAATGTAAATGTCAACTAATGGTTAGGTTACATAGCTCTTACAAAGTAGGGGCTATGTTTTTACATAAGAATCCATTATATCTAACTCAAATGATTTACTCTAATATTGATAGATATTATAGTATTTTCACATATTAAAATTATAAACTATGAAATTAAACTCAATGAAAATGGTTCAGATGACTATAATTTCCAATTTAAAATAACAGCAGTAACAGGAATCCGAAAATAAGATTTATATGAAAAATTGTATAACAAAACTTCTTTCCTTATCCGTGCTTATTTGCGGATTTTGGAGTTGTTCTAAAGAGGATACGGGAGCAACATATAATAAAACATATATAACAGGATACCTTAGCCCAGAGCATGCAATTATTGATAACATTGATTCTGGAATAGAATTTAGTTTAGAAGGGGCTGTTATAACATCAGGTAATGCGTTTGATAAATTATCAAAAACTTATAACGACTTATCATACAACAGATATACTGTTTGTGGGCCACGTATAGCAATAAACAAAGATATAAACGAAATTAAGGTAGAAACAATAAATTATTTTGATTCATCACATCCTGCAGGGGGTGATATTTCTGATTTAATAGAATGTTCTTATATTTCTTATTATGATTATATCCAAAGTGGATATAAGAAAGAAGAGAAAAATGTAGATCAATATTCGGATTTAATAGAATACTTTGATATAGAAGGTGCAAAGTTATTAAAGAACAAATTATCAAAAATAAATTCTACGAACACAAAACTGGCTTCGCAAAAATTTGTATTAAAATTCAATAAAGCGCCAGAAAGTAAAGGGAAACATAAGTTTAAATTATCATTACAAATGTCTGACGGACAAATAGAAACATTCTTTGAATATGATTTTTAATGCATAAAAGTGGTGTATCAAATGAATATATAATTAGGTAGGGTGTCCAGTTCTACGTTCTTGTTTTTGACATTGATTTAACAACTTAAGATGTTGATTATAAACTATAGCAGTGTTGTATTTAGGTGCAATTTTAACACATAAAAAAGTGTAGCTAATTCATTAGGTCAACATATATTAAAGAGACATGATTATCAGTGCTTTGAAACTTGTGTCATATCTATTTTGATCTAAAAACAGGAACATCAAACTGGACACCCTAATAATTAGGTGTAAGGACCGACATTCTTAATTCGATGATAATACTGTATAAAAGTACTTTATAATATATATTTACTTATAGGTAGTTTTTTCCTTATTAAATTAATAAGGAAAAAACTACCTTAACATAAGCAATGAGTACCTATAAATCACATATCCATTCCAAAACAGTGTTTTCTCTTTCTTTAGATGTATCTGTATAAAGATGAATTTTTCAATGGAATTTATCTATATTTTATTGTTTCTTAACTATATATGAAATTATTACAGCATAAAATTCTATTCGGTTATTTGATATGCGTAGTAGTCATAGGAAGCATGGTCGCTATTTTGTTACACGAACGTAGCCGAGTACTTCAAATAGAGACTGAAATGAAACGCCTTCACCATGTACAGCAAAATGTGAATACTGCCCACCGTTACATCACGCTTCTTGCTATGCGTGGCGAAACTGTACTAGCTTGGGAAGAAGAAGATTATACAAGCTATTGTTCACTCCGTTTCCACGTGGATTCTATACTGCAATCTATGTACAAGGAGAACGAGGAATTTGTCAGCAAAGAGCAAATAGACTCTCTTAGACATATGCTTGCCAGTAAAGAAGATCATCTTCACCAAATCATGCAGGCGTTTCGTAGACAAGAGAATTATAATGATTTGCCACTCAAAAGCTTACCCAAAGAATTACAATCTAAAACCATTATACGCAAGAAAAAAGGACTTGCTGGTTTTTTGGGTGCAAAAGAGACAGTGAAAATTACACCTTCTGAATCTTCTGTATTACAGTCGTTAAATAAAAAAATTCTCTCCTTTCAAAGAGAACATCAAGAGTCCATAGATACGAATATTGATAGTTTGCGTAAACACAATAAGGAACTCAATAAGGAACTTCGCACCTTAATTACCTCAATGGATGAGCAGACTAAATGTATTCTTCAAGAAAAGGAACATAATCTTCAAAAATCGTACGATCAATCTACTCTTATTATAACATGGCTCGTTTCATCTGCTCTTTTTATGCTTGCTATATCTTACTTGATTATTCAAAGGGACTTACGAGAAAAAACAAGAACGAAAAAACAATTGGAGGAAACAATCGAACAGAATGCGGCACTCCTCAATATGCGCAAGAGTATCATCCTTACCTTGTCGCACGACATCAAGACCCCGTTAAGCATCATAAGCGGAAACCTTGAACTGGCCATGAAAACGGGGGAGGAAATACAGCGGAACATTTTCCTGAAACACATCGGGGACGAATGCCTCCATGTGGTACACCTTCTCAACAACCTGCTGGATGTGTATCACCTGAACGAGTCGAACGAGAAACGCTGGGATGTCCCGTTCAACCTTCAAGAAATGCTGGAGCGTACTGCTGCGGGATTCTCGCATATAGCCAACGACAAAGGCATCCGGTTTGTCAGTGATTTCAAGGATACGGAAGTCTGGCTGTATGGCGATGCGGTCCGCATTGAACAGATTATGCACAACCTGCTTGCTAATGCGGTTAAATTCACCGAATCCGGCACAATCAGTTTCCATGTCCGTTATCACAACGGAATTCTGACGCTGGAAATCAAGGATACCGGCATTGGAATGACCGAGGAGACGCTTTCACGTATCTTCCGTCCTTTCGAGCGCAAGGATTCTGCCGCCAATGCCGACGGACATGGCTTGGGACTGTCCATCACGCAAGGGCTCGTAAAGCTGCTTGACGGAAATATCAAGGTGACAAGTTCCATCGAGCAGGGAAGCACGTTCCGTGTAACCCTTCCGTTACGGCAAACGGATGAACCGGTGGAAAACGAGGAGCCGGTTGAGCTGCATCTTGAACACCTTCCTCATCGTGTACTGATCATCGATGACAACATCATGCAGAGGGATGTCATCAAGCAGATGCTGGAACGCAACGGTATAGCATGTACGGCATGCGCTTCGGTCAAAGAGGTGGTCAAGGCCATGCGCGACATGGATTACGACGTACTTCTCTCTGACATACAGATGCCCGGTACCGACGGATTCGAACTGCTTGCTCTTTTACGTGGCTCAACCATCGGCAATTCGCGTACAATACCCATAGTCGCCATGACCGCACGCAGCGATTACGGGAAGAAAGACTATCAGGAAGCTGGATTTGCGGCCTGCGTCTATAAACCGTTCTTTCTTTCGGATTTGTTAGGTCTGCTTTCGACCATAAAGACTTGCCGGAAGGATGAAAACCGGAAGGTGGACTTCAGCACGATGCTGGCAGAGGTCGATGACAAGGCAAAACTGTTAGGCTCCTTTATTGAGCAGTCAAGACAAGACGCGGATGAACTCGCTTCGGCTATGCATGGCAATGACCGGAAAAGGCTGCGTGAGATTGCCCACCGTATGCAGCCGATGTGGGAACTGTTGCAGATGGAAGATACCTTGTCCGCCTATCGGAGCCTGCTAAAAGACAGTACCACAGGCGATGACACCGTATGGGAATATACAAAACGAATCATGGAATATACCGCCAAGCTAATAGCGGAAGCGAAGAACGAAATAAAAAAACTAGAAAATGAAACGGAAAATACTGATAGTTGAGGATAACATAAGCCTGTCGCAGATGCAGAAGGACTGGTTTTCACAGGCGGGGTATGATGCGGTGACGGCCATGAACGAACCGGCTGCCCGCTCGTTGATACGTAAGATCGCATTCGATTTGATTCTTTCGGATGTGCGTCTGCCGGAAGGGGACGGCATCTCCCTGTTGGAATGGCTCCGTAAGGAAAAGAAGGATATCCCATTCATCATCACAACCGAATATGTATCGGTTTCGGATGTAGTACGTACCATCAAACTGGGTGCAATAGATTACCTGCCCAAACCGGTACACAGGGAGCATCTGCTGGAACTGACCGAGGATGTGTTCCAGCCTATGGTCACGGTACGGAAGAAGGAGAAGGTGCTGTTTCACCGGACAAGTCCAAAAATTGAACAGGTGGAAAAATACGCCCGTCTGGTGGCTCCTTCTGAAATGGCTGTAATGATACTCGGTGCCAACGGAACCGGAAAAGAATCGGTAGCACAAAGTATTCATCAAGGTAGTGAACGCTGGAATAAACCTTTCGTGGCGGTGAATTGTGGGGCATTGCCCCGTGAACTGGCAGCCTCTCTTCTTTTCGGACATGAAAAAGGAGCATTTACCGGTGCCGATACCGCCAAGGCGGGCTACTTCGGTATGGCGAAAGGCGGAACATTATTTTTGGATGAGATCGGAACAATGTCTTATGAAATTCAATCCATGCTTCTCCGTGTGTTACAGGAAAGTACCTATACACCAATCGGCAGCAGTAAGGAACGAGTAGCAGATGTGCGGATCGTCTCTGCCACAAACGAGGATTTGCAGCAGGCTATCAAGGAGGGGCGGTTCAGGGAAGACCTCTATCACCGTTTGAACGAATTTGAAATTCAACAACCATCGTTAGCTGAATGCCCGGAGGACATCCTTCCCTTGGCTGAGTTTTTCCGTGAACGCTATTCAAGGGAGCTGAAACGGGAAACAAGCGGTTTTTCCGATAATGCCAGAAGCAGGATGCTTGCCTATTCATGGCCGGGTAATGTGCGTGAACTGCAAAACCGGGTGAAACGCTCCGTGCTTGTTTCGGAATCACCGGTATTGGAAATGGAAGGTTTGGATACAGAAATCCATCAGCATGATAGTGAATCAACTGCCACACCTGCTATCCGCCCACTAAAGGACGAAGCGCAGGAGAAAATGAACATCATCAATGCCCTTAAAGCCTGCAACGGACACCGGGAACAGGCGGCATCGATGCTCAAGATCAATCCGGCAACGCTGTACAGAAAGATGAAAAAATACGGGTTGAATTAAAAAATGATGTCCGTAGCTAATGCAAATCTCGCTGAATATGTGTACTTTTGCAAGTAAATAGAGAAAAAGCGGCATATCGTCTGTGAGACGGTTGCCGATTGTATATAACATAAGAGCGCAAGCTTCTCAGACAGAAATCTGGTAAATTGACGTTAAAGGAGAATGATTGCGTAATGCTTATGCTATGCTTTGTCATAGCGTGGTATTGCGTATTCTCCTTTAGGCTTTACCAGAGCCGCTGTCTGAGTGCGTGATAACCACGCTTCTTTTTTTGACAGATGGCATGGCAAAGATACAGGCAGTAACGGTAATGACGCTGGACGGTTTCCTGCCGGAACCTGACAACGTGCTGACGCAATGGGTAATGAACCATAGAAAAGGGTTTGTTCATTGGCGGGAACACTGCAATGCCTGGATTCTACCTCACTCCATTCTGGATCTGCTCTGCGAGAAAGACCACAAAAACGCTTCTTTTACCTATCTGGCAGAAGTTCATGATGCAGAATCCCTTGAACTTCTGCGGGGACTTTTCCACTACAATCTTGTGGATGAATTTATAGTTTATCTGTTTCCTTATTCTATGGGAAAGGGACATTCCGTACAGAACATTCTTCCTTCCCGGCAGTGGCAGTTGCATAAAGCCGTTGCTTTTTCCAACGGTATCTGCCGTCTGATTTACCGCAATCCTTGCAGGATGTAACTTGCATTTTGCGAGATTTCTTGCATCCTGCAAGGGCTTATTTCCATCATTTCTTTTCTCTGAAAATTTTTATTTCACTGTATTTCAATGGAATATCGATGCTATTCCATGAAATATGGTGACATTGGCATGCCGTTAGCCCTATACCATAATATAACCTGTTGCGCGACAAGGTGTAATCACCCGATTATTTACACTCAAAGACAGACCGTATTATGATACAGATAGACCGTGAAACCTTCCAGATGATGCTCCATCAGATCATGGAACGGTTCGACAAGATTGAAGACAGACTGAACCGCATGAACCGCCAGACTTCCGCCCTTGACGGCGACAAGCTGCTGGACAATCAGGACATGTGCGAGCTGCTCGGCATAACCAAACGCACCCTCGCACGGTACCGCCAGAAGAAACTCGTGGCGTATTACATGATTGACGGGCGTACCTATTACAAGTCTTCTGAGGTAGAGGCATTCCTCAACCAGAAGGGAAAACGTATGCCGGCAAGACTGAAAAACCAGGTGGAATAATAAAACAGAAAAGAATATGGAACTTGTATGTATTGACAAACAGACTTTTGAAGAGCTGCGTATCCGCTTCTGCAAATTTGAGGAACGGATGACACACATTTGCCGACCGGTAGAGGACCTCGGCCTGAAAAACTGGCTGGATAACCAGGAAGTGTGCGATGTGCTCCGCATCAACAAAAAGACTCTTCAGGCATATCGGGCCAAAGGGATACTTCCCTTCAGCCGTATAAAGAACAAGCTCTTCTACAAGCCGGAAGATATACAGAGATTGTTGGATTTGAGTTATCACCCTTTAATAAAGAGCAGATTATGAGCTATCATTTCATAGACAGGAAAGACCCGCACATTGATGTGATGTTTCAGGGATTGGAGAAATTGGAGAAGATGCTTTCGGTATTGGAGGAAATCCCGAGAACGCTCTTCAACGGTGAACGCTTCCTTACGGATGAAGAACTTTCCAATGTCCTGCGGGTGAGCAGACGCACATTGCAGGAATACCGTACATCCGGTGTAATCCCTTACTACCTGGTACAGGGAAAGGCTCTCTATAAAGAGTCCGACATTATGAAAATACTGGACGATGCCTATAAGCGGTGCCGGGAAGAACAACGCTGGGTATAGCTGGCATCATTAAAGTCAGAGCGGAGAAACGACCTGCCGGTTGCGGTTGTTTCTCCGTTCTCCTTTTCATACGGCTTGCGATTTCCGTTTCCGTTTTTTCTTTGTCGTGAAATCCTCTTCACATAATTCTATGCTGTTACCGAAGCTGGTGGCTCTCAAGCGTTTCATGTCCTCGTCCACTTTTGTGTCCGTGACCTGCGCGTAAATTTGCGTGGTGGAAATGGAGGTATGTCCCATCATATGGCTTACCGTCTCTATCGGGACACCCAACGAGAGAGTGATGTGGGTTCCGTAATTATGCCGGGCCTGGTGGAAGGTCAAATCAAATCCATAGGCCTTTCCCAATTCTTTTGTCAGCATGATAAAATAACAGCGTCCGTAAATGTTGAACACCTTGTCTCCGGTTCTCTGGCTACGGTACTTCTCTATGATTTGGAGAGGAATATCCAGCAGACGGACAGAGGAAAGCGTATCGGTCTTTTGGCGGTGGATATGAATCCACCAAGTGCCGTCGTCTGCCTGCGTAATATCATTTACCGACAACCTCTTCAAATCCGCATATGCCAGTCCGGTAAAAGTCGAAAAGATGAACATATCCCTCACGAATTGTAATTGCGGCTTCTCTACGGGAGTAGTCATCAATGTCTTGAGGTCCTCCAGCTTCATGTGGCGGCTTCTTCTTTTGGGGAGTTCGGGGTGCAGACGGCAGTATGGATCCCGTCTCAACGTGCCCTGGCTGACAGCCCGCACCGTAAGTTTCTTCAAGCGGTACAGATGCTCATGCACGCTTTTGGGCTTCAGGTTGCGGTCGGAGCGCAGGAAAACTTCAAAATCATCATAGAACACCCTGTCAAGACTTCGCAACGTGACATCTTCCATACCCTTCTTTTCCCGGACAAATGCGGAAAGATGTTTGTATGAACGCTGATAGGACTCGTATGTCTCCCGTATGCGGTCTATCCCGACACGTTTCTTGAATTCCTCATTATGTTCCCTGAAGAGAGCCAGCAGGGTAAGCGGTTTCTGTCCGATACCTTTGACTGCATTCTTGACCAGTTCTGCCGTGATGAAACCCAGGCTGTTCTTTATCCGATCATAATGTCCGGCTATCTCGCTTGTCAGGTCATCTATGGCGCGGTTCACAGTAACGGCATTCTCGCTTCGTCCATCTGCACGCCCTTTCTCCGGATTCCAGATAGCCGGATTGACAGATACTTTGGTACCTATCTGAGCCCATTCGGCATCGATGCTCACCTTGCACAACAACTGGCACATCCCGTCCTTGCGTATTTTTGTACGGTTGATGTAAAACAGCACGGCAAATGTGCTGCGGCGTTTGGTATTCTGTTTCTCAATATGCTGTTCCATATACTTTCCATTTAAGGGTTTATTAAATGACGACAGAAAAGCGTTCTGAAATTTTCCGGTTCAGTGCCTTTGTATCGGCATCTATCTTGTCATCGGTTACTTTCGCATAAATCTGAGTGGTTTCTATCTGGCTGTGTCCGAGCATTTTGCTGACTGTTTCAAGGGGTACGCCATGGGAAAGGGTTATTTCCGTAGCGTATGTATGACGCGCGGCATGAAAGACCAACGGACGGTTTATGTGGCAGATTTGCGCAATCTCTTTCAAATAATGGTTCAGCATGGAATTGCAGTACATCGGCAGCAACTTGTCATCGGGAGCAGTGTCGCTGTACTTCTTCAGAATCTGTAGCGGCAAATCAAGCAGCGGAATCTCAAATTCTATTTTGGTTTTCTGTCTGGCACTTTTTATCCACCATGTCCCATCTTCTGCTGAACATAGGTTGCTTTTAGTCAGCAGACACATGTCTCTATATGAAATCCCGGTAAAACAGGAAAACAAAAACATATCACGGACATGGTATAATGTCTGTCTGTGAAGCGGAGTGGTTATGATTCTATGTAACTCTTCTGCCGTGAGATATTTCTGTACGGCTTTAGGACGCACCGGCTCGTATCCCAAAAACGGACTGGCGGTAATGATACCGTCAGCGATGGCCTCGCCGACAATCGTTTTCAGTTGTACAGTCAGATTGATGATTGTTCCGGGGGCGAGATTGCGTTCAGTCCGAAGGTACAAATCATACTTGTCAATAAAGGAACGGTCCAGCGCAGAAAACGGGATATCGGAAAGTTTGTATTTTGCCTGCAAGAATCTTTCGATATGGTTGTAGGCATTCCTGTAAGCACGCAGACTTCCTATGGTGCGGTTTACTCCCACACGCTTTTCAAAACAATTGATAAATCGTCTGAAGTAGCCCAAAAGAGTTTCCTGTCCGCCGGCCATTCCAAGCAGAATACTTTTTACCTCTTCTGCTGTCACACCGTCACGTACAGCCGACAGTTCTGAGTAGATACTTAAAGCCATCGCACGAATCTCGTCCAGACGGTTGTTTATTTCCTTTGCCGCCACACTCTTGCCTGATGCACGTCCGGAAGTCCAGCGCGACTGTGACACTTTCATTTTCACACTGAATGCCGCTTCCGAGTATTTCCCGATACTTAACTTAGCCATTACAGGGCAGTTTCCGCCAACATCCGTCTCGCTCTTTTTAAGGTAGAACGATACCTTTACATTTACCTGATTCATAACTAATTCCTTTGTTTGCAAAATTATTATATAGCGAGCAAATGAATGGCATGAAAAATATAGCGGAACGGAGAATAAGGTCCTTCGCCTAACAAACAAACCCTGTCTTTTTTTCTAATACGGAAAAATATGACTAAGTTTGCATGATAGACATAGCAAGAAACATCGTTCCATGCAGTGATAAACAGGATATGAAAAGTAGAAATGGAAGCTATTTCCAACCCTCTTTTTCAACCCGGAAAAGGCAACGGATAAGTAGCGATTTGTTTTCCGAACTCCCTCAAAAACGGTCAAAAACCACAAATGGAAGAATCTGGAACAAAGCTACATATTCCTTTAGTTCTCAAATACTTTGTACTATTTCCTCAAAAGTTATCCGTATGTGGGCGAGTTTCACTATCTTTGTAATACAGAAAAGGAGATAAACGGTTAACGTCTTCCACACTTCCCGTTTTTACTTCTTCTTTGGTTGAATGTTTAATTTAAAATATAAGATCATGGAAGTATTACTAAACTTACAAAACAAAAATGTAACGTTAAACGCCGTACATGTAGCCCCAGAGGGCACAAACTGTTGCAACCGTTTAAAGGTTCATTTTGATGTGTTTCAAGAAACAGCGAAAAAAGCCGCTATTATAAGACTATCAACGGCAAATAGTTTTGAATTGATTCACTATCAGGATAAACATATAGCGTTATTAATACCTTTTGATCGCATTCAAAAGATTTCGTATTAATAAAAAAGCCGGATCAGTGCGCTAACTTCTCCGGCCTCCCTTTAAACTTTGCGTTTATCGGCTAACGTCTTCCACAACGTTAAATGCAAAGTTAAGGGAAAAACAAAGATAAACCAAGTTTCACCCTTTAAATTTTGCGTTATGAACACAGATTTATTAATTATCTACATTCGCAATTCTCGCGATATTTACGCGCTTACTGAATGGCTGCAAAATACACTTTTGAAAAAAGTAAACCGCGGCTTAACTCCTTCCGTTGAATATCTTGCAAATTGTTCTACTATGAAAAAGATCGTCCGGATGGCTGCAAAAATGCTTTCCGATCAGGATCATAAAACCGCAACCAAGCAAGAAAAAGAACAAGCAGCAAGAGAACACGCGGCCTATATTATCGGATGCGTGGAATATCTTTCTAAATTCTAATAATAACTATTTTTCCGGGGCTGTCATGGCTCCGGGTTACTATTTACTTTCATTATTCACCTTTAAAGCTTTGTATTATGACAACTACAAATAGACTTTCTTACACAGCATCAAAAAGATATGTTCAAGGCGGTACAACCTTTGAAATCAATGCTAAAATATTACTGGCTGATGATTGCAAAAATAATATATGCAATTGGAGTATAACGGCAGATATTTACGAACAACGCAAAAACGGGCGTTTCGTTTGGTGTGCTGGTGGTTGCTGCCATGAAGAAATTCTAAAGCATTTCCCACAGTTTAAAATGTTCGTTGATCTTCATTTGTCTAATCATTACGGCGCGCCAATGTACCCAGTTGAAAACGGGTTTTATCATATTACGAACAGCAGCAAAGAAACTGCAATTAACTACTTGCGTATTACGGAAATGGAATATAATTTACTTTATCAAGCAGAAGACAAACAATACTTTAAATACCTCCTTTATGTACTTGGTATCGTTGAACGCTGGAAAAGAGAATCTAACGAAGCTTTAAAAAAGCTGGAAGAGTTGACCGGGCAAACATGGGAAAACCCATATAAACCGGAAAACGAACGTTTTACTTTGAAATTGACGGATGAAGAACGTACAACTATAACTAACAGAATAAACGAAGGTTATTATCGCCCTGAAGCTGTACAAGCGCGGAAAGACGAAGAAAAGCGCAAAGCATACGAGAAAAAACGCGCTGAAATAATTAACGATTGCAAAAAGAAACAACAAAAGG